CACTTGTTGATGACGGTATCACTGTCGGTACCCATGATGGAGGCAACGGCATCCCAGGAAGATATCTTGGCTGCAGTGATGCCGTCCAATACTGACTTGTTGGAATGGGTATGACCGCCAGCAGCGGCCGCATCCCACCTGGTGCGATCAGCAGATGAGACAACATAGCCTGACATATCTATGATGCCATTCGAATCTGGATCGAGATAGGCGTTGGTGGCTACCTTGATTGAATTGACGCTGCCGGTACCGCCACTGCCACCACCAGACGGGTTCTTGCCAAGGGCAGAGAGGTATTCGTCAGTCCAGGTGCCGACAAGGATCCTGAGATTGTCGGCCACCTGCGTATAGGTGTTGGGCACAATGGCATTGCCATCACTGTCATAGACCGTGAAGATACTATTGAAAAAACGGACATCGAGCTTGTTGGAAAGCTGACCTGTCAATGTGTCGAGCGCATTTTGAAGCCCCGCCACATGACTGATATCCGTAGTACCGCCATAGGATTCTGGAAGCCACGATGGATCAATGAGCGAGTCTTCAGGATGAAGCGGATCGAGCGGAGTGAGCTGGGCAGAGAGAAGGCGAATTATATCATTACGGCTGATACCGGGTGAAGGGATATCAATGAGCGAGGACACATACTGGGCTATGCCAGCAAGGGTGGCCACCCCCCACTCTTCAGCATAAGGTGACTGCACAGGGAAGAGTACCCCCTCAGACAAGGGCAGTCGGGAAAATTCAAGTAGTCTGGGGGGTAATGTAAAAGACCCGATATCGGGTACAGTGATGTCAAGCATCTCGACAGGCAGCTCATGACGCGGCAGGTTGAGCAGTGGCAAAGCCTCGGCAAAACGGAAAGTGAAGCTGTAGGATGAAGGCAACTCACGGAAACGGTAGGACACGGAATCTTCGGTCAGGACGATGCGACGCACAGCAGATCCGGCATAGACATACTTGCCTGCCGAAGGGAAGAAATCGAGCAGCCAACGACGCTCAAGGATATCGAGATGTCCGGTATTGACCGTCCACTTGCGCTCGGTATCAACGCGGTACTCATAGGCCACATCGTCAATCTCGGCGATGTGATGGGTGTGCTCTGCATCCAGACTGACAGCACCGAAAGTACGGAATGTATCGATGCCACCCAGTGAGTTTTCGAAGAATATCCACTGCTCTTCCTCGGACTGCATGACATTGGCATAATAACGCTGCGTATAGGTGAGGGCAGTGGAACCTGAAGCCACCCACACGTCGTAGTAGGCCGGCAGGCTACCCGCATAGAGACCTGCGATGACTGCATACTGCACGGACACCGTGGTGACGACACCCTTGGTAAGGCTGCAGATGGTCTTGGTGGCCCCAGCCGTAACATTGCCACTGGCATCGGTGAACCAAGCTTTGACCTTAAGAGAACAGCCACTGGAAACCGCGTAATACGAGAGGAACTCGGGTGACGAATAAGTGACGGGCTTGACATTGGGCTGCCAAGTAAGGAAATTGGCCTTCAGGAAATCAGTCACTGTGCCGGACAGGCGGTCGACACCTCCGCGGATGACACGGAAAGTGACGGACTGGCCGTCGATGACCGCCGTGAAATCGGCGGCAACGGAAGACTGCTGGTAAGGGTCAGCCGTTGGAGGCACTTGGCATGAGAGCCTGTCGTGAATGACATCGCGCAGGGAAATCTCAACCTGGCCATCAGCATCGGGCGAAAGAATCTGAGAAAGAAGCACCGCATCCCCTTGACTAAGGGAAAACACCACATCGGCGGTGGCGCTGATCTTAAAAGGCTTCAGGTTCATGGAGAACGAGAGCGCATCGGGTTGCTGAAGTATAGTCATATCAATGGATGTTGCTTTGGAGGCCAAATTAAGGAAGATTCACCCGTCTGCAAAAGGACGGGACGGAGGGACACGTCAAGCCTGTAGAACTTGACGCCCGACCGTGAGCCAGTGACACGATAGGTGACACGGGGGTAGAACGTATCTCCAGACGCATATTGTTCTGCCGTAGGTGGCGGCGGGTAGATGGCAGGCAAGCCGTGATTAATGCGCGGACTGCCTTCTTCGACCCATTGATCGTAGTCGAACTCATATCCCAGATCGATATATTCCTGCTGGGTGATCTCGGTTTCGGCAACGACGACCTTCCATGTGTAGGATGACGTGGGCAGCATGCGTGACGACTCAGGAGGCGCGGTGGAGATGTTGCCGGAAGCGTCGCGACGCAGCGTAGCGGTGAGGAACTCTGTCTCCAATGGCTCCCGACGTTGACCAATGGCATAATGCATGACGTTGATGAACAGTGCCTCGCCACGCAGCACTATACGCTGATGGACAGGAAGGGAGGCTTTCATCTCTGCCGGCAAGAGCAGTGAGGCACGCACCTTATGCAGGGCGTTTCGCAGACAGTTATCGAAATCGCGCCAAAAACGCTCGAAGATGCCATAAGGGCCATTATACAGGAGGGAATACTGCCAACCTCCATCGGTATGGTTGGTGCCGCAGGGCACATTGCCGTCGTGCCACACGAATGAGAGGATGGGCATGAGCGATGCCTCGTCGGACACGGTATCGACATCTTCATCATCGCTGGTGGGTGCAACGGGTATGATGGTGGAATTGAGGGCACGCCCGGTACCGATATACGGATATAGGCCGAAAGAAGAACCATAGCCATAGCTGCGGGTCCTGGTCTGCGGAACGCCCTGGGACTTGCCCGGCTGAGCGTAGGAAGAGAAACAGTACTGGCAGTCGGGCACGGTGGCATCAAAGACCTGACGCGTGCCACCGGCATAATAGGGCAAAGTGCCGTCGGCCAGCTTCTCACGCACGGCATAGGTGGAATAACCCATGTGATAATAGCAGCCATCATCGGCATTGTACCAGGCTTCAGGATGGCGGGCAGCCATGAGATAGACACCTTCGAAGGCGGTGGCCTCGCTGACCACATTCTCGGAAGACAGGCGCAGCTGACGCTCCTCCTGGAATGACACCTCGGGCCAGCCAACAAGATAAGGTGACAAGTCGGCCGAGGGGACTGAGCCGAGCATATCAGTAAACCGGACGACGGAAACGGTCTTATGAACCTCGTCGGGGACGAACTCGAGACAGAACTTCTTGCGGAACACGTCGAGCAGGGTGGACACCATGCAGTCAGGCAGAAGATGTGTCAGAAGGATGTCGCCATTGAGCAGAGAGTCGATGGTGTTATTTACAAACACCATACTGCTGAAAGGCTGCTGTGTGGTGAGGAAGGAGTCCTGCAGGGTATAGCCGAAATAGGAGAACACCCGGCGCAACACCGAAGAGACCCTGATGAAGGGGGTGATGTAATAGCCAGGGGGGAGGATGACCATGTCGGCATCCTCGGTATCCTGCTGGGTGCGCTCGAAGGCATTATGGAAACCAATGGTGCCAGTGGCGGAGATGCTGCCCTGGGCATCCATCATCTCCAGTCTGTTAATGAGACGGCGCTGGTCGCCGAAATCGACCAGGAAGGGGAAGATGGCAAAATCGGGATCCTGATTAGTGAGCAGGGACTGGCAGAAAGCTATGCCTTGGCTGACAGTGGCAACACCAGGGACTACCTGGCCTGCATAGATATCGGAAAGCTGCACATCCTTGATGCGCGAGAGGAACTCACCCTCATTGAAGCAGATTGTGGTGGTGATCTTTTCCTTGCGGCGGGCACCGAGCACTGCCTGGCTGCCACTCAAGACAAAGGCACCATCCTCAATGACGCAGGGGATGTCGGCTTTGGGCTTGGAAGAGACGGCAAGGCGGTCGGGCCATCCTGTGAGCTCGCGGTTGCGGTCGGTGTCGGGCAGCTCTACAGGCAACGAGTGCTCGCCATAGTCGTTGAAGAAAAGGTTGGTGCGCTCGACCTCAAGCTGTGTGCCTGGATTGAGGTGGTAGGCAAGACCCGACTGGGAATGGATGATCTTCATGGGAGTATTGAAAGCTTAGAAGATTGAACAAAAGGTATCACTTGGAAGCAATCTGGCGCGACTGCTGACGGAGCTGCTGCTTGCGCTCAAGATCGGTGAGCACCACATCGGCCCTGACACCCTGGCTGTTGAGCGTCTCGATGGCAGCAGCCAGACGGTCGAGGGTATCGTCATGGCTTTTGTCAGCTGATGCAGGCGATGGGAAAGAACGCTCTGTATGACGTACAGCCCCACCGCCAGAGAAACCTGCCAGACGGGCACGGATGACACGATTGAGGTCGAGCGTGCGGATGGTGCCTGCCTGCTGTGCCTGGTCGAGATATTGCAGCAGGGGCGCCACAGTGGGGTTGCTGACAGCGGCATTGCTGGCCACCCACTCCTTGGAATGCCCGGCAGGGCCCTCGCCCACGATGACCGTGGGGCGGTCGATGAAACCACGGCGGGAAGGATCGTAGTCGGCGCCCGTGAACAGACGGCCATCCTGGCGGCGACGCACATCGACGGTACCACCCGACTCACGGCCAGTGGCGGTGACCTGTGAACGCGTGACCTTGGAGGCAGAAGAGGATGACGATGAAGAGGAAGACTTACTGCCACGCAACATGCCCTTGAGGGCTGACTTGGCTGCTGCCAGGGCTCCCATGATGAGGGCGGACATGACGGCGGCACGGGCAGCACCACTGGCACCGAAGGAGAGCACGGAGTCGGTGGTGGCGAAAGATTCGGCAGTGGACTTTGCCACGGCGGTGGTGGCCGTTGCGGTGGCTTCGAGAATCTTTGCCTCGACCACCTTCTCAATGACCTCGAACACCATGTCAATGGCAGTGTCGGCAAAGGCTGAGAGCATGTCTTCCTGGCCGGATATGACCTTGCCCATGACATCGCCCAGCTGCTGGCCATACTGCTTGTAGGTGGCTATGCGACGGCGGTACTCTTCCTGCTCCTTCTGGGTGATGCGCTCGTTGGAGGCATTGGTTTCCTGCTCGCGCTTCTCACGGTCGGCCTGCTGCTGACGATTGTACTGCTCATTCGCAGCGCGCTGATCATTAAGGCACTTGATACTGAAATCGGCGAGCTGTGCCAGGATCTGGCGGCGCTGGTCGGCACTGAGGCCTGAGAGCTCGAGCATGCGCTGCAGGTGCATCTGCTCGAGCATCTGGAGCTGCTGGTTGTACTGCTCCTGTGTCTGCAGATGCTCATCATTGCTTGAAAGATAGGCATCGCGCAACTGCATCTGCTGCCGGTAGTAGAGCTCATTTTCATTTTCCAACTCCTGCTGCAAGGCTTCCTGACGGGCTTTCTGCTCATCAACGACCTGCTGCTTGATAGTTTCCTTCTTGTTTTTTGTTGGCGTGGTGGTTGACGTGGTGGTTGACGTGGTGGTAGCCCCAGAGGTGGCAGATGACTGCTGCCATACGGCATACTTGTCGTCGATGGCCTTGATGTCCTTGCGCATCTGGTAGTAGCTCTTGACATAGGACTGCAACTCTTCAGAAGCCTTGGAGCCAAGCCCCTTGCCACCGAAGAACTGGGCATTGATGGAATCGTAGATGGAGTTGAAGGCCTTCTGCCAGGTGTAGCCCGCCTGCTGGTAGGTGGCGGTCATAGACCTTACAGCTGACTGCGCATCGACGGCATTCTGCTGGGTGGCACCGCTGACCTGGAGGACACGTTGGCGGATGGCTTCGAGCGCATCGGTCTGCTCCTTTGCTGCCTCCTGCGTGGCATTGTTAATCTCCTGCTCCTTGTACTTGAGGGCGATATTATCCACCATGGCATTATTGACGGCACGGTAGGCAGCCTCGATGTCATTGAGGCTGCTCTTCTCAGAAAGCAGATTGGGCATGTATTCGCCATACTTCTGGTTGATCTCATCGATAAGACGGCGCCGCTCATCGGTGCCCTCGCCTGCCTTCTTCAGGGCATCGAAGGTGTCGGACAGGGCGCGCTGCTCGTTCATGAGCTCGGCATTGGCATCCTTGAGGGAACCGGTGGCAGAGTCGGCGGACTTGCGGAACAGGACAAAGTATGCGGCAGCGGATGCCAGTGCCGAGACAAACAGGCCTATGAGATTGGCCTTGAGGGAGGCATTGAACGCCTTGACAGCGGTGGTGGCAGCCTTGGTGACCGAGATATTGGTGAGCATCTGCACCTTCTCCTGGATGAGCGACTTGACATGCAGGGCGGAAATGGCTGCCGCTGCCTTCATGGCCAGAACATATGCACCTATGGCTGTGGTGAGCGGACCGATGACATCGAGGTTCTTGGCAATCCATGTGGCGAGATCCATCAAACGGCTCACACCGAAGTTAAAAACTTCCTCAAACCTCTCCTTGACAGGCAACAGTGCCTGCCCCAACTCCAGCTGCTTGTTCCTGAAGTTGACAGCAGCTGCTGATGCACGGTCGGCAGCGGAGACATAGTTCTCACCAGCTGCCGCCAGCTGCTTATCGACGATGTTGGCCACCGCCTGGGTGAACCCGGCACCCTGCTTGATCTGCTCGTTGACCTCGGAGGCAGAGATGCCCAGATTGTCGAGAATCATGACGGACTTACGACCCAGACCTGTGACGATGGAGTTGGTCATATACTCGACCGACTGCCCCGTCTGCTGTGCCTTGAGCTGGGCGAACTGGAGGTACTTGCCCAGATCCTCCAGCGGTATGCGGAAATCCTTGGCCTGGACGGCTGCCTTCATGAGGTCGAGGTCGGTGACGGTGCCCTTGGTGGCCTGGCGCAGGTTGTCGAGGATATGGCCGTCGTCGAGCTGACGGAAGGCACGGGTGACACCATCGGCTGCCTGTGCCATCTCAACACCCTCAGCAGCGACGTTGCGGAACCATGTGGCCATTTGCTGCAAGGAATCTACCAAAACCCTTGAAACAGCCGTCCCCAAGAACCAATCTTTGAAACTGAAGCCCTGCGCTTCCTGCTTGACCTCACCTACCCTGGTCTTCAGTTCGGTCATGCGGCCGTTGACCTTGGCCAGTTCCGCCTCCAGCTCGGCATAGCGCTCCGGCTCCAGTGCCTGGGCGGTATTGTCGAGCTCGCGCTTGAGATCCTTGGCCTGCTTGCGCAGCTGCACCATGGACATGGCATTGACATCGAGCTGGCGGGTGCGCTCAGCAATGAGCTTATTGTTCTGATTGATCTGCTTGCGCTCGGCATCATACTCCTTGCGCAGCTGCTGATACTCCTGCGTGTTCTTCTTGCTCTGAGCCTCCAACTCAATCATCTTATCAAGACGCTTGCGGTTTTCGGAAGCAAGCTCCTTGTTGGCCTTGGAAAGCTCATGAATCTCTTTCTGGGCCTTGGAGGTCTCGGCAGACACGATGTACTTGATTTCGTCTTCAGACAGATTTTTCTTTGCCATAACTGTGATGTTTTATGGCAAAGGTAAAGGAGAGGAAGGTGAAGGAAAAGGACTTACTTGCGGGAGATGTAATAAAAGAGCAGACAGGGGATGCCTACCACCTCCTAATTGCCGGATAAAAGAAGATGTACCAGAAGATGATGCCCAACACGGGGAACCACAGGGCAAAAACCCAATAGGAGAGATTGTCATAATATCCCATTCGGGATGGTTTCAGGGCCCAAATACCCCCTATATAACTTAACACGAATATGACAAATCCAATAACAGCCATGATAATCTCCTTTTCTTTCTGCAAATATAACACTATTAATTTAATAATAAAAACTATTACGAGGTTTTTTCGGGGTTGACCGCCTGCTCCAGCTGCTGACGGATGCCTTCACGAATCTGCTGGCTGAAGCCATAGCGCAGCTCGGGGAAGGTCTCATGGTAGAGCACGCCCCAGACGACGCGGTTGTAGAAGGCGAGCTGGGAACGGATGTGGCGGCTGACGCGGTCGGTGCGGCCACGGCGGTAGCTGATGTCGAGGAAACGAAGATAAGGCAGGATGCGGACATAGAACACGGTGCGGTCGTCGGCCGACTCACTGTTGAAAGGGCGGCGCATGAGGTGTGACTGCAGCTGGCCGGAACGCTGCTGCAGGTAGGTGGCCACCACGTTCTGCTGGGTCTGGTAGATCTTGCCGATGCCCTGTGAGAGCGTCTGGTGGACAAACTGCTTACGGATCATTTCATCTGTTACCATGGTAATACTGTTTTTAATAAAAGCGGGGCCACGCCTCACGGCGGAGCCACCGCGCTTACAAAATAATTGGCATGTATAAAAAAATGTTACGTCTCTACTCTTCCACATTTCCCTCCTTCCTCGCAAATATAGTAGTTTAAGAAGTCACGTAAATGGACAAGGTCGCGCATGGTGAGGTCGCTGATGGAGCCCCGGTCGACGGCGATAAGGTTGTAATCGGTACTAACATCTCCAGACGAGGACATGATGAAGCTCTGCAGTATCTCGAACACAGCGGGTGTGGTTTGCTCTTCTTTCATGACTCACCTCCTTTCCGGAACCCTTGGAGGGCTGCAAACGGATTGCCCCGCTTCAAGGCTATGAACTGGATGCTGCCGGCAGGAACGCCACAGATGAGGACGGGCACCGTGTCATCATCAGCAACGCCATCAGCATCGAAACTTACAGACAGGCCACTGCAGACACCGCCAAGCGCCCGCAAGGCCTCATGCATGAAGCGGTCACGCTGCGACACCCTGACCTGAAGGCCGGTGAGCGCGCTGCTGAACGAATAAAGATCTTTAGCCAAGCGGTCATTGTTGGCATCGAGGGGGGAATAGACGCTGACGCGCAACACCTGGACCTCTTCTTTTATCCTCTCGCTCATGACGCACCTCCTTCCCTGACAGCATGCGCATCATTCCAGACACGCCTGGTGATGCCACGCTGCCTGTCATACTCCGACCTTACACGGATAACCTCAATGGTCATCTGGCGGGAGTGATTGCCACACGCGGAATCCTGACAACACACAAATATCACCCTCTCGTTGAAACTGACCATTATCAGGTTCTTGCCCGACTTCCAGGCTGAATTCCTGCTCTGCACCTCATTGGTCACCTGACGTTTGAACGCCTCCCAGTCTTCTTCTGTGAACTCACAACCGTCGAAACGGCGCAGCCACTGCTGGAAACCTTCGAGCAGCGAATTCTTGGGCACGCACTCGCTGATATTGCCTATTACCCTTGTCATAGCTCAGCCCTCCATCATTATTGAGACAATCCAGAGAAGTGACCAGATGCTAAAGAGCATCACGACGGCGCTGACGAAACCTGCGGCGATGGAGAAGGCCTCGGAGCGGAGGACGGTGGAGAACGCTGCCCGCATGATGCGGGAACGGCAGTTGAGGTAGGCAAGAACGACTCTGGCCACATCTGCAGCGTGCAGCTGCTGCCCCTGGGGGGCGAGGGCGGCTCCGGCCTGCGGAACCATACCCTGTACGAAACTTTTCTTTAACATAACTGTACTTTTGTATTGCAATTCGGTGGAAAAAAGAACGGCCACCTCACCCGCTGCAATACAAAAGCACAGTTGTCAACTCCAAGGAGCGAAAAAAGTCTTTCCGGGTGGGCAGCCGTAGAGTGATTATAGAGGCTCTATCAAGCTACACCTATAATATATATGTTTCGTACAAGGCCGACCATTTCGAGGACGTGCTCTATATGGCCTTTGCCGGCAGGGCATGAAAAAAGCCCGCATTCGCTAATGTGGACCGCAATTGACCGATGCGTCCTACGGAGTTGGATAAAGCACCAACCATGCTTCTGTATTGCATTGGCAAAGATAGGGAGAGAAATTGAATTATCAAAATAATAGTGGGGAAAATTGGGGAAATTAGCGGAAATTTGGGGGAAATTTCCTAAAACCTTGCAATTATTTCCAAAATTACAAGAATTGGAAAGGATTGGGGAGGGGATAATTCCCTCACGAGGGATGAAAAAATCCCTCACGGAGGAGAAAAAAGAGGTTGTGCCAAAATGGACACAACCCCGAATTCTTGTGACTAAGGATAAAATCAGTCCGCTTTAGCTTGCGGCTGATTGTGCACTACTGTCAGTGGAACCATGCCATGATAGCCTGTATCAGACATCACCTCTGCAACATACATGCCTGCATGTTCAAACTTGATATCAATCTTGACAACCATATTCAGCGATAATGAAGGCACTACCTTGTTTGCCAACTGGCCCGTTACTTCAATGTCGAAAGAGAGAAGTTTCTCTTTGCCGTCCGATGTGCAAAGTTGCACATGAAACTGCTTTGGCTGGGGCTCGTCAGCCATTATCCTGCACCTCATGACCAAGTAAGCGTTTCCTAAAGCTGGGAAGCTATCAACCCGGAACTCATTGAAAGTACCTACGATGGTCAGCTTACCATTCGTTTCCTGTGCATAGTCCGCCACGGTTAAGATCTCAACTATCATAGCAAAAAAGATTTTATATTTAATTCTTTTCCAAAAGCTGCTGTTTTCTTGTTTGGAGGCATTTCTCCAAGTTTTGAAGCGGTGTCCTTATGGTGCTTATGGCATAGTCGCGCGGATAGATAAACTGTGCACCATGGCGCGCTGTCACCCCTTCCTTCACCTCTGTGCGAAGCATCGTTCTCGACCTTACATATACATTGATGGCATAAGCATCGAGACAATCGCCCAGACAATCGTGATATCCTTTGGCATATAGCTTATTCTTGTCGGCCTCACAGCATTCCTTCACAATCTCTGTATATGAGTTACGGTCACATTCGTAAAGCATCATGCGTTCCTTGGTGTCAGGATGCTCACGAGGGCCTTTTTTCAGAATCTTCCTTGACTGCACATTCGTATGGTCAGCATGGATGGTTTCGCCAAAATCTACAAACTTAGTCATAGCTGGGATAGTTGTTTAACTTTACCCCCATCAAAAGAGAACAAAGCTGCAAAATCCTCTATACTGGAGACATCTTTGATTTGCTTCGCAATCTTCAAGGCAAGTTCCAGCTTGTCTTCATCAGGTACCTCATTCTGGGATACCATGTATTCGGATATATGCTCATCAAGTTCCTTGTTGTACTCATTCTCGCTGATGCTCCCGTCTAGATAGTCACAGTAAAGCCTAAAAAAGTTCCTTTCGCGCGTGCGGTTGTTTACCGCAGTAAGCAACAGTCTCATAGCATCCTCCGCATTCTTCCCGAGCAGCGCGTCCTCGAATGCTGAGCCCTTGGACTTAATGATGGCAAACTTCAGAGAAGTCTCTGAATTCTCAGACACGGGATAGGTACTGGAGATAACCTCTATATTGTTCGTTTTAATATGCTTTACTGTCAAAGACTCTTGCCCAACACTTGATGTTATTGTTATTGAAGCAGTTCCCATAGCTATAAAAATGATGCACTTGTCGCAGGCAAAGGTATGAATTATTTTCTATAGCACAATAATTTTAACTATTATTTTGATAATAATATTATTGGAGGTTATTCCGCCTTTAAAGATTAAGCTATTGGTCACACAATAACAAATAGAGATAATAAATTAATGGTAAGGATGGAGATCGCAAAGATAAAACAAAGGATAAAAAGCAACAAATAGTATTTCTTTTAATACTTTTCTTGCAAAAAATTTGGAAAATAGTATTAAAATTTATACCTTTGCAGAAGTAAATGATATTTGCATGAAACCATTAAAGGTAAAAAAAGTGATCGAGATGCTGAAAAAGGACGGTTGGTACCTGGCCAGGACCAAGGGAGACCACCGTCAGTTCAAGCATCTGACGAAAAAAGGGAAGGTGACGGTGAACGGTCACCTGAGCGACACGCTGGATCAGGAACTACTGAACAGCATCTTCAAGCAGGCGGGGTGGAAATGACCACCCCACCCGTAACCTTGAGACTATATCATGAAAGACTATGAGCAATAATCCTTAAAAAAAAATGGAAAAAACTGTAAAGGTGTCTTGGACAGACAAGAATTTCTCCGCCTACTTCGCTGACGAAAAAATCGGAGCGGTGGTAGCTACAGGCAAGACACTGGAAGAACTGAAGAAAAACTTCAAGGAAGCATTCGAGTTCCACATCGATGGGATGAGAGAAGACGGAGACAGTATCCCAGATTGGGTAAGTGAAAACAACAAAGAGTTTGAATGGCAGCTTGACGCTGCAGCGCTCATCCGAGCATGTGAGCCTTACACTTCACTTGCAGCCATCGCAAGGGCATCTGGCATCAACGAGCAGCAGCTCAGCCACTATGCAAATGGAATCAAGGTTCCCAGACCTCAGCAAAGGCAACGCATCGTGGCGGGCTTACATAAGATCGGTGAGACTTTCATGCAAGTTAAATGAACAATTAAAATGTGGTACAAAAAAGTGCGTGCAGATCTGCTCGCACTTTTTTTGTGTATAAAAATACCAGAAAGGCAAATTGCACAAGTTGTCTTCACAACTCGTGGGGACATTGCTGCCAGCATGTCCTTTGCAACGGATGACAATTCCGGTACTTTAGCCCATAAAAAAGCATGAAAGTAATAGAGGCACTGGAACTGAACAGGGAGTTGCTGAAGAAACTGAGGGCGATGGGCATCAGGACGGAGGACACGGAGTATATTGACCTCTACAAAGAATACCTCGAGATGAACGGAATGGGATGGAAGATGACCTATATCGTGGCCGTGCTCTCCGACAAATACGGGGTAAGCGAGAGAAGCGTGTATGCCATCATCAGCAGGCTTGGTAACGACTGCAACCCCGATGCAGCGAGATGAACTGCCATTATCCCCTTGATCATAAAAGTTGTTCTTACCTTTGGGTGAACCAATAACCCGGAAGTATGAACAAGTATCATTTTATTCTTAACGAGATCATGCAGCACGGAAAGCTGCAGACAAACAAAAAGGGAAACATCAAATACCTGCTGAACCAGCAGCTGTCACTCAGCCCGGCTGACCTGCTGGATATCTTCGAGAGCCACGGCATAGCCAGGAAGAAGCTCAGGAACGAACTGCAGCTATTCATGAAAGGCGAGCGCCAGGTGGAGAAGTACAGGGAAGCAGGCATCAACTGGTGGGACTACTGCGGCAGTGTGCTGGTGAACAGCTACCCCACCTATTTCGAGAAACTACCCCCACTGCTTGCACGTATCAACAGGGAGAAGAGAAATAGCAAAAACTATGTGCTGTTTCTTGGTGAGACCGGCGCTGAAAGTAACCAGGCACCATGCCTGAGCCTCGTGCAGTTCCAGATTGACGGTGGGGAACTGGTGGTATCAGCCTACCAACGGAGTAGCGACGCTAACCTTGGGCTGCCCGCCGACATCTACCACCTGTATCTGATGGCAAGGCAGATAGACATCCCACTGAAATCAATCACGCTCAATCTGGGTAACGTACACATCTACGAAAACAACCTGGAGCATACAGCCCAGCTGCTGAACGGTGACGAGGGCGTGAGATTCGAACTGAACGTATAATTCTCAGTTCTGGCCACGCCCAATCCTGCACCTTGATAGGATGGAAGCGATGGTTCCGAGAACTAACGCAGCAAAAGCAAATAGGATGAGATGCTTGTACCATGGGTAGCGGACAGGTTTGACCTCGGTTGATTCTTTCTCCGTTAACCGGGCGTCTAAATCTACAGAAGTAGCGTCGCTTTCCTGCGCCATGGATGCAGATCCTGACTCTGACTCTTGCAGTACAAGCCCGTTGAACTGGATATCGGTAATAGATGATATCTGGCCGAATGGCAAGAGCCAGGGCATGGGCCTAAAATGTGACGATGAAGCTTCAGGCTGATAATGGCTGCCTGAGGGGAGAGGAGATTCTGCAGAGGCAGGCAGGGGCTGACTGGGGAAAATGACCGGAGGCAATGAATCAGCTGATGGGTTGAAACGGATGATACGGGCACTGAAGGTGCCCTCCCCCAGCATACGCTGCAACTGGCGTGACAGGGAAAGGCCTACCGAATCTGATGCCTGGGCAACAGAAGACGTGAGATTCTGCTCCATAGACGAGGAAGCCGTCTTAGATGATCGGCATCCTGTCAGAAGGCAGGATGCCAGGATGAAAAGAAGAAGTCTGTTCATAGTATTATGTTTAATATTAGCTTTTACCTGCAGACATTAGTAATCTGCATGCCTTGTCGATAGTAATCCGTTGCCTTCAACAATACTAATCTTCATCCGACAACAATGCCGGCTTGACATTGAAGAGGTCGGAAGCCTCGGACTCGAACATGAGTGTCCAGCCCAAACTCTTGAGTTCGGGTGCCACGAAAGGGATGATGTCATGACTGCCCGATATCCTCTCCAGCCAGGGGTATGCCTCGCTATGGCTGTCGATGAGCAGCTGCTGGCGTACCAGAACAAGCAGCTGGAGAGTAGCATCAGAAACGATGGCGGACTCCACCATGTCTGCAGAGTCAGGTACCTTATCGGCAACAGTGACAGCCAGCTTCTGCGTCTCAGTGAACGAATTGTGGAGCTGCGTGGACGAGAACTCGCCGAAATCGATGAAAAGGTAATTGCCCGATATGGAATCAATCCGCCGCTTCACATCGGCAAGATCCTGCCCGAATACCAGGCTGCTTATCTCAGGAACGTATGGTTCAGCAATGGATTCTACATAAGCTTTCAGCTCTGCATACTGCCCGTAGCTGCTGCTGCCGTTAAGGAAGATGGAAAGCACTCCCTCACGGGCAGGAAACCGAGCAAAATACTTGAAAAGGTCTAAGATCGGGTTCATTGCGAAAACAGTTTTTGTTAAATAATATCCTTGATGACACTTACGGGAAGCCCTGTTTCCTTCTCAATATCCGTCAGTTCCATCTTGGCAGCATGAAGGCTCCTGACACTGTCGATGAGCTTCTTGCGCAAGATGGTGAGGTACTGTATCAGGTTGAGATGCTCCACCTGGTCGGCATCGCCGAGACCGTCGGAACTCAAGCCGTACAGAGCCTCGAGCGCACCGGTGGAAATGGCAGAATGTGATGTGCCACGAGGCTCCGTAAGCAGCTTGAAGGCGGTTTGGGTGAAAAGATAGTTGACGAAAGCACGGAAATTGAATGCAATGGCAGCCAGCAAGGCGTTATCCAGTTGCTTCATGCGCACGGCCAGGCGATGGGCACCCTCTGAAGAGTAACGCCCAGGGTAGTAGAGCACGGCTGCCAACAGAGGCAGAGAATCAACTGAGCCACCGTCCAGATCACGCGCCTCGATGAACTGCAGGGCTGTGAGTGTGGTGGAGAGGCGGCCGAAAGAGAGGTTGATATCGTATGCCTGGTATTTTTCCTCCCCAACCTCAAGAACCGGCAACAGCTGGGCACAGAAACAGCAGTCGAGAACATAGCGGTAATCTGTCTTCTGCAGGTAATGTGCAATGGGCACGCCCTGCAGAAGATGCGGATCAACACGCTTGCACTGTCTGTAAGTCTCAGCATCGAGCCCCTCAAGAGCCGCGTCATGGTCGGGATACTCTATCTTGAAAGGGAAGGTTATCTGCTCTGCCAACATCAGTATATTTTGCACGGCAGACACATCACGCACTTTTCCCATCTCCCACCCCATGGATCTGCACACATGGTTTACACGCACATTGCCTACGGGTATCTTACCTGCAGCATAATCCACCAGATCACCCATCAACCCCACATACTGTTCAGGTGTGAGCGTGTGCCAGGAGTTGGGAACTGAGAATTCCCTGCCTCCAGCCATGAATATGATGCATTCATCCTTCATGCCATCAATATGATTTTGTCGTCCTGGCGATTGAAAGAGGTCTCTGTCTCGATGCTCCCACTTTCTGCAGAAAGCATCAGGTCAATGTCTGCCAGCAGCGACTTTGCCTCATTCATCAGCGAGTCAGACAGCTCCAACATCCGCTGCTGCTCGTCACGCCCGGTACGCTGTGCCTTGGAGTCGTCGAAAAGCGAGCGGATGGTAGGTGGAAACTCAATGATATCGAACCTGCGCAGGGCGATGGCAACAGTTATCTTGGCAAGAACACGGTTGAGCATGGGAATTATATCTTCACGCCCGGAAGCCCTGTCGTAGTATCCTTTGAGATAATCGTCCAGGGCTTCTGCCTGCAGGGGGATGGTACGGAAGAAGAACAGATAGGAGAGGTCGATGGGATAGACCGCATCGAAGTCTGCAGCATTCTTCAGCTTCAGGGTGCTGACCATCTTCTGGTAGCGTGTGCCGCTCCACCCGGATCCATTGTCATCGGCAAGCAGCTGCAGCAGCGTATCCATGGCATTGAAATAATTGTCGATGTAGGCACGCCGCATCTGTTCCTGCTCGTGCTTATAGATATCGATATCGTTCTTGCGCTGGCTGATGACGTCGAACACCATCTGCTTGGCAAGGGTGAGGTTGGCCATGGCCGAAAGGAGAGCTTCTTTTTCCGTATTGGTTTTGGAAGCCACATAGGCAAATACATCATTGGTAAGTATGATGACAATCTGCTTCCTTGCCGTAATAGCTGAGGAATTCAGGTGCTTGAAGTCAACGTTGGACTCCACATAAGGCGCATACCTTCTGAAGGTGGCCAAGTCGGTGAAAAGGTCTTCTAATATCATGACTGCTGGTTATTAAGTCTGTCTTTGGGTGAAACATCCTCCTGCCGTGACGGAACTTCACGATAATAGCCAATACGCATACCCTGGGCATAGAGGTCGGGGAAATTGACAGCCAGCGCCAGGTTGAAAGGCTCTGAGCAAATCTCATCCTCTGACGTGAGGGAGAGGATATAGATCAGGTAATTATAGTAAGCATCAGCACCTGACTTTGATATCACACCATCCTTGCTGACACTCGATATCGAGGAGTCAAGCCCCACACTGGAAAGCAATACCTCATCAGCACGTTTGTCATAGGATATCAGGGCATCAACATACTCTTTATATTTCAAGTCAACAGTTTCGATCTTCCATCTTTCTTCCTCCCCAGAACTGTTCTTGAAGCTGTAGGTGGCATACGCCTTGCCTTGATTATCGGCTCCAGAGAGGTATTGGGATATATTCCGGAGTTCCTGCTGGATGTATTGAATCAGTACTGACTCCTTGAAAGAAGTACCGATATCTATGCCGTTGTACTTGAGTTTTGATTCGCCCTTGGAAGCACGTTTCTTGTTCTCTTCACAAAGTCTGGTTATCTGATTGCGCTTAGATTCTATCCAGGCATTGGGAATGACAATGTGGATCTTGGCTGCAAGCGCATTCTTCAGGAAGGAGTTAATATAATCGGCCGTCTCGTTGGAGCCACGGATATAAGAGCGTGTGCCCTCGTGTGTCTCGTTCACTCCATAGAAATCATCTACCGACTTTTCACGGTGGTGGCTGATGGCTGCAAAGCGGTAGTCCTGAATATTTTCAACCGAGAACTTCGGATAGATCTTGAAAGTAGATATGCCGTTATCCCATTTACCCACAGCTATATGGCGGAAATCTTTATAATAGACCACATCTGTGGCAGCATCTCTTTTCTGTGTTGCCAGGCGGCAAAGACGATTCTCTACTGACTCAAGACCAGCAACCGCCATTGCTCCCCTCTCCTTGCCCATCGAGAATCTCCATTTAACGAAGAAATCGTGGAAATAATAGAAATTCTTAATGATTGACTTGGCAAACTCCTTATAGTCTGTCTCAATTCCATGAGCAGACCAGCTATCAAGCCAGCCCATCACTTCAGGGCACTCTATCCATTCACGCTTCAGCTTACCGCCCTCCAATTTATTGACATACACTGCAGGCCCATGTCCGTATAGCATATTCACCTGTTTGGTAATAAGACGTGGCAGCAACCTGTTTTTCTTGATATCTGATGCGATCTCCTCGCATTTCCTGTCGTTGTACCCACGTGTCACCACCTGGAACCCCTGCACAGTCTGCCAGCGGTAGTCGGGCATGCCACCTTCAAACGAAGGAAAAAGAGGATCTGGATCCAAGACGGATGACATTGGTCTATCACCCATCTGGAACGATATCACGTTGCCATCCTCAATATATGTGCCAACGTTACCGACAATCTTGATCTGTTCTTTCATAACCAGTCTATCTTGTGAAGTTTATATCCGTCATTCGGGAAACCCATGTATCTGATAAGGATCTTATAGCACATCTTAGGCTCCCCAGCACCATCGGTAAACAGGAAGAAATGATCCCCATTGATGGAGAAGCGTTCCTCCGGCAACTGTGTTCGCCATCTGCAACCCTCTTTCACCTCCAGTTTCGTCGATGCGGTACCCTTTACCCTTGAACATGGGAAGAAGGCCACCGTGAAATGACCATCAGGCAGCTTGGATATCTCACGTGCCCACCGCATGGCATCTATACCCTTCATCGTCGTTTCCATATCCAAAAGTAAGGCATTGACTAACCGCAGGAAAGGACCACACCCACACAACCGTCATATTTCCATCCCAAGGGAGGCGGGTGCACAGCAAGCGGACTTTTCAGCGGTGCGTGCATAATCGGGTGAGGCAAATTGCCGGCAAATTATTTCCGAAAACATTGTTGGTTGGTTTTAAGCCATATAACAAGTTTTTCAATGTCAAAAGGGATCATTATTCTATTATGCAGAAAAATTATCAGGCAAATTATCAGGCATCGATGACAACTCCGACAGCACTTTTGACCCATATCTGCCGAAAAGCAGGTATATGAAGGCACTTGGGAGCTGCGTTGTAAGTCCGGCTTGCTGCTTGAGTGGTACAGTCTTCTCTGAGCTTTTGTCAAGCTCGATGCGACCCTCTGTCTTTTTCAACGGTGATAGCATGATGGCACTACATAGGTTTTTGCACTCGTTCTCGTCAATGAGCACGGAAGGCAACGCGCGGCTTCTGCCACTGAACAACAGCTGCAGCAGCTTGAACTGCTGCCAATGGTAGATGGTAGCCTGTCCCTCGTTCATCAGCTCCACTTCAAAGCCGTATGATTCCAGCTCACGTTTTAAGGCACGCGCATCGGTGGTGATCTGCTCCAGATCCTCACGCCTCTTGTTGCCGGCACGGTCATGGTACAGCAATATGCGCTTGTTAACTGAGTCATGCCCGAAGAAATCATAGAACTGGCGTGCAAGCTCCGGCTGTTCTTCCGGATAACAGCAGAAAAACTCCTTGATAGCCCGCAACTCGCGTCCGTAGTCTTTTTCCTGAGCCACTATAATAGACGAAAAGTGCCCGGGGTCATATCCCACTAGCAATTCATCACGCTTGTCATAGTGCTTCAGATAGTGCGCAGTCAGAATGAAATGCTCCTTCAAGTCGAGCTTCAGGATGGATTCGTAAATGTATGAGTCTGAGAACTGATGTCTTTCTTTATTGTAGTAGGCAAAGAACTTGTTGACCACCTCCTTATGGCGGATGGCACAGATGGAGGTTAGGAACTCATCCATGTCAAGCGTTTCGAGCTGGGTCTTGAAGAACTTCGGCCCCAGTATTTCCTTGTTGACAAACGAACTGGCACGGATATAGAGCGTGGCGTTACGCCGCATATCAGCCAGGCGCGGCTTCCAAAGAGCAAGGGTACGCTCCTGCTTCTCAAGGTCAAGGCGTATGCGCTCAAGTGTGACAGGATTCGTGGTACTGCGCTGCTCCTGAATGAGCTTGTAACGCAGGCATAAGGCTGCATTTACATGGAAGGATACTGTGGCAATCTCACTGATAAGCCGTTCGTCCATATTCTTCTCATAGTCGATGAACCAGTCATCCTCACCAAGATCCACGCGTGCCGTATCGCTCACACCGGTAACGCCTTGATAATAGGGTGACTTCCTGATTTCAGCTGAAGCACCACGCAAAGAGGGAAACAGGCGTGACTTGAGCTTCTCTCCACGGCTGTGCTTCATTTCCTCCACGATGGCATGCACGGCTGAGCGTCCGGCTACGGACTCGGGCTGGTCACTGCTCACGAGCTGCAGGTGATGGCCGTTGCGGAAGACCACACTGTGCTTAGGATATGCAATGGGGTACCGTGGGTGTCGGAAATGGGAGGGCAGCTTTGCCTCGCCTACCACATAGTCGATGCCATACTCCAGCATGGGACGCATCACGCCACCCACCATGTACTGCTTCGAGAAGTACGCCTGGATATTAGGCCACACGTTTGTCATCAGCGCCACATAGGTCTTGTGGACGAGGAATGACAGCTCGCCAGGCATATCATTGGCCACACGGATGAGCCGGGGACCTGTCACACCATCAGTCTTGCCACCTGCACGGCCAATCTCCGCAAACACGTTGTTGGGATCAATCACATTGACAAGCACCTGCATGCGGTTCATGTAGTAACGCTCGAACGACGCTACTGGTGTCTCACCTTCCAGCGGGGCGATATCAGCCTGGTTATTCTTCATTGATTTCCTCATATTCCGCTTCTTCAATGTCTGCGTCACGGAGCAGGCGTTTCTTCTCCTGACTCTCGATGGGCAGGTTGTCAATCAGGTTCAGATAGAAACCGCGGTTATGCTTGGCGGCTATCTCCTTCAGGCTCGCCTTGGTATAGCCCAGGTCTTCAGGACGCAGCTCCGGCGATATCAGGAACACGATGCCCAGGTCACGGTCAGCCTCGGCTATCTCGGCAGCCCTGCGACGGCAGTCAAGCGCACGCTCGTAGCACTTGGAGGCCGTCTTGTTGTCACCAGAGAGGATGCACAACTTGGCCAGGTCCTCATACTTGTCGGCATAGTTGTTTTCCCACACCTTGACCGACACATTGTTGTCGATGTTGAAATAATTGATGGCAGCATAGATGCGAGCCTTGCAGGTGCGCTCATCGAGAGCAATGCCCTGCTCGGCTGCTATGCGCTGGCGCAACTGCCTGGAGGCACGGCTGATGTTGCGCTCGTACTCATACACCTCCGCAGCCCACTGCAGCTGCTTGAGGAATACCTGCACATCTGCCGGGATGCCCGCCGACTTGCCAGTGGTAAGGAACGAGGCAATGATATCGGGGTGAAGGCGGTCAAGGGCTTCAAGTTGCTTCATAAATACCAGGTTTTAGATACCGAACATCTCCTGACGAGCTTTCTTAATGGCTCTCTCCAGCCTGCGCTCGGCAAGCAGCTTGGCCGAATCGGCGTCGCCCCCGATAGCCTGGCGGTTGAGTTTCTCATCAATGAGCTGCTCGGCCTCTGCCGTATTGGGTTCTGGAATATACTGCTCGTCTTCACTCTGTCTGCTATCATCTTTCATATCTGTTTTTTATGCAAATATAATGAAGTGACCATGGAAGCGGAAAGACAAGCGGAAAGAGGCTCCCATGTGGAAGCCTCCTTGACGTGGTAAGGTATATGCACCTTAGTTCAGCCATGCGGGAAGGGCGGCTGCAGGATATCGCTCCTGATAGCGAAGGGCGCAACGCTGCCTCTTGCGCTGCTGGTGGCGCTTGATGGACTGGAGGTGACGGCAACGCTTCCCCATGGCTTCCATGAACAGCCCCTCGACGCTGGCGGCGCCAACGGTGTAGATGAAGCCGTCGATGTTGAAGGTGCCGGTGTAGAGCACGCCGTTGGCGCGGGCCTTGGGCAGGATGGAGATGCTGAGAGAGTGGAGATACTGGCCGCGCTCTGAGAACCAGGCGTAGGGGTCCTGGCGAAGCACGTGGACGGGCAACGGGCTATCGACGAGCCGTGGGGAGAGGCTTTCAACAGGGGTGTTGATGACTTGGACTGGGGTGCCGCTTTCGCCGGCTTGCGCTCCATGGCCACTGACTACAGCGGCAAGGGAGGTTTCCTGGTAATTCTTCATAACTTGAAATTTTAGCAAAAAAAACCATGGTGAAGAGTTGCTAAAGCCTTCAAGCGTGCTTCCGGGGCGTTTCCACTACCCGACTCTTACCATGGCGTGGTGTTATACTTTTATATATGTGCAGGCACAAAAATAGCCGATATCGTATCGGCGCATCTCATGCGCTTGAAAGTTTTAGCATTGCAAATATAGGGATTGATTTTTAATTATCAAAATAACAATGGGAAAACTTTCACGTGGGGCGAAAAAAAATCCCTAACCATCTTTAGGTTAGGGATAAGATGACTTAACATGACTGACTACCTGGCAATGGCCATACCTGACAGCGTAATCGTGCCTACCACATATCTTGAAGGATCACCTGGGGTAAATGTCGCCTTCAGGTTTATAATACCATTAGCTCCGATCTCAAAAAGCTTGGACTTCAGGCTTTCATAAGCGTCAGACAAGCTTGGGTCAAAATAGACTGTCTTCCCTGATGTAGGTACATAAGAATCATCCTTACCAGCTTTTTGTGATTCCAGTTTCCCCCATCCTCCATACGCAACAGCAACCACGCTGCCGATAGGTTCATACTCGAAAGAGACAGAATTAGACTCTGTGACAAATATACCATTGCTGGTGAGAGGCGAATAATCCATCAAAGATGTGGCTGAACGGGGTGCTGGCAACTGCACGGAAGCACATGAGACGAATAGCATCATGGCTGCGGATAAAAGAAAAAGTTTTTTCATAAATACTATTATTGTTTGGTTAATGTTGCCAAATGTAGGGATTTATTATTAATTACCAAAATTATGACGGGGGAAAACTATTCCTTCTGCTGGATGAGTGAGCGGAAAAGCTGGTCTTGAACGCGCCAGTGTTTAAGGTTGTGAAGATCCTGGGCGCGCCGGCTCTGCCTGTCGGCCCGCTTCAGGTAAGACTCGTATCTGCGGATGTTGTCTGATACGTTGCGATGGAGCCGCAGGAACTGCTGCGGATCGTCCCTCATGAGGCGCTGCAGGCGTGCTCTCTCCGACCTGCCTTCCATCAGGGGGTGAACGCAAAGAAAACTCCCAGTGTCGTTGAACGCCTGGAGCTCTGCAAAAGCCTGCTGATTGCGGATGTAGAGATCCACCATCTCAAGGATGTCTCGCTTCAGCGGCTTGGAGTCCAGGCGCTCGTCTATCTGTTTCATCTGACGCCAGGTGTTGACACGCTCATTATAAATGATGGTGGCCATCTGGACATCAGGGTCAAAGAGGTTGGCCCACGCTATGCGGGGGTATTCGTCTTCTTTCTGGAGGCGGCTTTTTTTTTGGAATCAGCTAACGCAGCTTCTGCTTCTTCAGCACGCTCTTCTGCTTCTTCAGCACGCTCTTCTGCTTCTGCAGCACGCTCTTCAGCATCTTGCGCACGCAGCTCAGCCTCCTTGGGGTCAGCCACGGTTTGGGTCTCGTGCAATTCCTGGCCCTGAGTTTCCTCATCTTCCTTAACCTCTGGGCATGGCTCTGCTTTGATGTCTTCTGCAGACGGATTGGCTGCACCATCGGCTTGGCCCTGCGCGCTATCTTCAGGAACCTTATCGGTTTCCGGCTTTGGCTCGTTAGCGGCTGAACAGGCACGGCGGTTGAGCCGGATTTCCTCGGCAGGAGCCACTTCAAGCAGTGAGAAAAGAATGTCATCAGCATATCTCTTGGGATTAAGGGACCAGACTGACAGTTGCGAGTGCGAAGGCTGCAGCTTACTGAGAAGCTGGAGGTCAATGGCACCAGCTTCAGGGTTAGACAGCGAACGTGTCAGACGGATTCGCTCCTTGGGACTATAATCAAAAGTCTTCATGTAAACGCTTTGTTAATCATTATAAAGAGGCAGGGGGATGACTTGCGCCACCCCACCCTGCCCTGGTAATTATCAGGCTGTCTGAACACGACTGCCCGGCACCTCGATGAGGGTAGAGGCATCAAGCACGCGGAAGGTGATCTGCGATCCTGCCTTTGCCGTCCAGGTAGCACCATCCTCGAGCACGAACACCGTATTGTCGGCCACAGTTGCCGCCTTGGTAGTACCGCTACCGATGAGGGTGATGTAACGCCCCTTGTCATTGGCAGTCAAACCACTGACAGCAGCGATGGCATAAGTGGCAGTGCTGCCGTCAGGGATGGTGTAGCGGTCCTGGCCTGACCGTACTGCCAGTGTGGTGGAACCTGCGGTATGGGCTGCTGCAGGAGCCTTTACGATGGTACCCGCATACTTGCAATACTGGTCGATGGAGGTACGGGTAAAGGTGAAGGTGACGTAGCGGCCATCCTTGTCGTTCTTGGCCTCGTAGGATGACAGCACCATGGGGCGGTCGTAGTTGCCCAGGATATAATACTGGGAGTCACCCACCTCCTTGAAGATGATGATGAACTTACCACCCGCATGCTGCTCGATGTAGTCCAGCAGCTTGTCACGCATACCGCCCATGATGGCAATGAAGGTATTGGTACCACTGGTGGTGATGTCGCCCTTCTCACCATTAGAGGTGAAGGTAGGCACATCATGCGCCTCGAAATAATGCATATACTCACCGGTGAGCATAGGTATGGTTCCTACCTCACGATTGGCATTGGGAGTCGGGAAAGCCACATCGGGGTCGACCTGTGAGAGTTCAACCAGCCAGATCTTATAGGCAATGTTGCTGCCGTGGGTCTGACGGTCGGACACATCAGCCACACTGCCGATGACGGCCATGGAAGCGAGAGAAATGACAGATCCTCCAACACCCAGCAGCGAACCGCCGGTGATGAAGTCCATGATGAAGCAAAAAGCCAACAGTGCCATGATGCACGTGAACATGCGCACCATCATCTTGCGCTCATACTTACGACCCTTGCGGAAAGGGTCAGAGATTCTTTTTCCTTTCATATCAATCTGATTTTGAATATTGTTACTTCTTAAAAGGAAGGGGGCGGGCAATGCATGCCTGCCCCCTCGCATCAATCAAAAACACAGCAATGAAAACTGTTCATCTCACGCCGGGGATGTTTGGCTGGAGATCGGAGTTGACAGTACGAGTACCGCCTACCTGACGCTCCAGTTCCAGGAACTTACCCTGGCTGTTAAGAATCACCATGATATAGTCGCCTACAGCCGTAGGTGTCCATGCAGACTTGATATCTGCAAACTTGCCGTCCTTGGCAATAGTGCTGGCATTGGTGGCAGATCCGCACTCGATGACATAGGCAACACCTGCCTTGGCATTGTCAATGTCGGTGATTGCAGTTGCACCTTCATTTTCCTCGGTGAGGAACCAGAAGCCATTGCCGGCATCGGGTTTGGCAGCACCGGCAGCCAGGCTGACGCAAGGCTTGTTGATGAAGATCTGCTGCCACTCGTAGTTGTTAGCTTTCAAAGCTGCAGCATTAGCGAAGCGACGGCCTACGAAAGCAGCTGCACAGCCTTCCTTCCAGGTTGACCAAGCCTTCACCAGTTCCATGTCTTCCTTAACCTTGATGGAGAGCATCTCACCTGGTACATACTCCAGGAACTGCAGGTTGCCCGGGATGTCCATGAACATGAGAGGCATCTTGCCCAGATAAGGCAGCCAGATGATATGAACATTTGTATCAGGCACCACGTTCAGATATGAGTTCGGACCTTGGAAGTCGATATCCTTGCCATAGGCAGTGCGCACGTTCTTGATCCACCAGGGCTGGTGCGTCTTGTTCAGATAGAGCACATGGCGGTCAAGATCCATATCCTCGCTGCAAGAAGCGGTGACATCAGCTACGAAAGCCTGAACAGCTGCCAGGAAGGTTGCCTGGGTATAGTTGCGATAGTCAGCATCGGCATGTGGCAGGATCTTGTTCTCGTGGATATAGCGCAGCAGGGTATAGACGATGCCGGTAGAGGCATTGAGGTAGCTGCCAGCCACACCAGCCTCCGGCTTCACGTAGATACCACGCATACGACGCTTGTTCTGCTCAACCTGCGCTGTCTCCAGAGAGTTGAGGATGCAGAACTCAATCATGCTCCACTTGATAGGATCTGAGCCTTCACGGTTGAGATAACCGATGTACATACGCTCCAGCTCCTTCATAGGGCCGAACTTCATCTTGATCATCGCATCATCTACATGGCCCATCTCATTCTCGATCTTCATGTCACCCTTCCAGATCTCACCTTGCTGGTAAGCCTGAGAAACCTCAGCGAAGAATGCGTTGAACACCAAGTCATGATCCTGGATACCATAGCGTACAGGGAACCACTGGGTGAGTTCGCGACGCTGCAAAACACGTGCAATCAGGGCATCCTGACGCAATACGACATACTGGTTGCCAACACCTGCTGTGTTGACGCCATCGTAGTTGGTGCCGAACTCCCCGGCAGCCAGGCGCTTGGCATCAAGCATACCATTCTCATGCAGATATGCGTAGCGCTTCTGCAGTGATCGGCTGAACTTCACGGCTTCCTTACGGAAAGCAGCACCATCAATCTCCTCGTCCCAAGAGCCGAATGAAGGAGCAGAAGCGGGATTGGCCGCAATCTTGTTCCAACGGGCATTCATTGAGAACATAGGATGGTCAATGCCAAAGAGGAACTGGGTGCGGTCGGCATTGCCTGTAAAGCTCACGATATTGGCAGTAAAGGTCTGAGCAGGCAGGTCGGGAGCAGCATGGTCACCCAATGCACGAACGAGGTTTCCCACCTGGTTGGCCAGCTCCATGACAGACTCGGCACTTGCATTCTGTGGCTGAGTCTGTACTCCTTCAGCAGAGGCACCCTGAGTTGGGGCAACAATGCCCTGCAGTACTGTCTGCAGCTGGTTGAGCTGCTGCTGGGTGAGCACTGCCTCTTCCTGACTTGCCTGCGCTCCCTGCTCGGCAGCAAGGTCGTCCTGAATGGTGGTCTTGTACTCCTGCTTGTAAGAGTCAACGATCTGCTTCCACTCCTCGTCGGTCAAGGCATTCTGCTTGGCCTTGGACATGAGTCCGAGCTTCTCCAGCACAGTCTGTAGTTTTTCTCTAAAATTCATAGAATAGAAGATTTAATTGGTTATACATAATTGAGAGCACTTTTCTTGAGTTTTTCCATCTCCATCCACTCCCTTCCCATTGATGCGGCACGGGCGAAGGCCTCTGGCAGCGACATGACGCAGTCAGCCAGCCCGTTTTCGATGGCATGGGCAGTGTCATAGGTCTCGCCACGCAAGACTGGTGATTCCATATCGAGCTGTGAGAGCGCAGGCCTGCAGGCCTTGACCTCGCTGATGAACTGAAGGGTAAGAGGATCAAGTACCTGGCTGATATATTGCTCAGGCTTGCCGTTGCGCAGATCCTCGAACATCTTGTTCTTGAGGTCGGAATAAGACGAGCGTTCGAGAATATGCCTTATACCTAATTTATTATAATACTCGGTAAAGTCATAGGTCTCCACCATGGTGCCGATGCATCCGAACTCATCGTTGGCCGTCAGGGCTGCTATCACGCCGGCATGGCATCCTATGTAGTAGGCTGCAGAGCAGGCGCACTGCTCGACCAGTGCGAATACAGGCTTGACAAGACCACGCATGGTTTCACTCAGCCGGTCGAGGTACCACGCCTCGCCACCAGGCGAGTTGATGTGGAGGAAATGGCATGAGATGGCGGGATTGCACTCTGCAGCCATCAGGTCGGCCTCCAGCTGCTTGCTGGAGAAATACCAGCGGCTGTCTGCCGTAATGAATCCCCATACACGATGGTAGGCCACAGTGCCTTCTGGGAGTTCGGGTGATGTGAACTCGTCAGTCACCGAAAGATCGGCCTGGGAAGTGGCATGCAGCTGCTGGATGATCTGCTGCAGGGCATCATTGGTTTCCTGATGATAGGTAGGTGGCTCGGGATCGAAAAAGAACGACACAGGCTTAACCCCATCACCTGGTGCAAGTGGGAAAGCCTCCATCATGGCAGCCGCCAGTCCGTCTGCCGTGATGAGCAGACGGCGGCCAGCTGTGAGAAGAGACTTTCTAAGAACGGTTTTCTTCATGGCTTACTTTTTACTGCGAAATAAGCCATAAAAGATCCTAACGGCAAAGACATCACGCCAGTGGAGAGGTACGCATCCTGCAGCGTATCTGCAGTGTGAGGGTGTTCAGATTAGGGGATAGCGACACCAATGCAGGCACTGTATCGGTACCGATGGTAAAGGAGCGGCCACGGGTGTCACGGAACTGCACCTTTGCCCATATACCTCCCCCGAATGCCCTGATTACATCAGCTGCCACTGGCTGGCAGACGACATCCTTATCGCATACATAGCAGCGCCCTGCATCGGTGTCTTCAGGCTGCGGTGAGAAGTCAAACTCATCGGCAATGAAGTTATAGGTAACACCACTATCTGATCTAACAGGGGTGACCTTAACCAAAATCGAAAGTTCACGCATAACACATATATTTAAAGAGTTTAATAATCAACAAGTTCGCCATACAGCGGACGTTTCTTGGACATATCTTGGACATTTCTTGGACAAAAAGCATGGTTCGGTCGGTGATTTTTATTCCCGATTTTAAACATTATTAACTAAAACTACACCCTCTTGCGGTATTCACGGCGCCTGGTGCGCTTGCGCAATGACTCCCGCCAGCGGTAGAAGTTCTTGAGCAGGGACTCCTCGCTGATGCTGGTGATACAATATTCATTCATGAACGAGTATATGACATCGAGGTTCCTGACAGTATGCCCCTGCGTCATGTTGTCAAGCAGCGTCTGGTGAAGCTCGTGATTGAACATGCGGCGTATCTCATCCTCAATAAGGGATGCCGAACGGGGAGAAAGATAGTTGAACACGGCAGGATCCTTGCCCACCCTGCGCTCAGGCAGGATGATGGCCAGGTTTCCCTCATCGACTGGCGACTGGTTCTTCTGTCGCTTGGCCATGAGCGTCCATACTACATGGTATAGATCGGTGGATGCCGGAATATCGACCGGCTCATCAGCCCCGTTGTTATACTTTCCCTTGATGTATTCCGCCAGATAGGGAGTGATCTGAATCTTTGTAGTCATCATGTCGAAAGAAAAAATTTTAAAACCTGAATGCTTTATTTTTGCGTACAACAGTACAACCGTCCAACCGCAAAAGTAAAGTTACTAATTTCTAATGAATTAGCAAAATTATAGGTTAGGAAAATGGCGGTTGGAGGCAGTCCAACCAGTACAACCAGGCACATTTTTAGCCAAAAACTGGCAAAAAACGGGAGAAACGGTAAAAAATGGCCGTCCAACCGAGTACAACCAAAGTCCAACCGAGTACAACCGTCCAACCAACAACCAATTTTATTAATATATTGAATATTAGATAAATATAAAAATCTACTTTTGAAACGGTTGGACGGTTGGACGGTTGGACGCATTTTTCTGAAAATTTTCTTCAAAATTCTCTCTCTTATTTTCTTTCTTTTTATTCAGGGGGTACGGGGGATTTCATGGTAGGGAATTGAGAAAATCCTATCACGGGGAAAAGGAGAAAAAAGAATGTTTCGGGAAAGGAAAAGCCGTGCGGACCAGGATAAGAATTCCCGATGCCGCACGGCTCAACACAGAACGAAAGAAAAAAATGTATCAGTATGGCAAAGGCTGCTCCATGGAGTCGGGTTCCGGCGGTTCAGCCGCAGGGTGTTCCTGATCACCCCTGCGCAGATCAATGCCATACATATCCATAAACACATTATAGTTAAGCGCCACGCAGCTGCCTTGGGTGGACTGCCGCTCGACACGGCGCACCAGCTCGTTGTTGACCACCACGCCTGGAGTGACTGACGTACCGTCATCGATGCCTCCACGGGGCGTATCGACTGTCTCGAACCATGAGAACTTGCGGTTGATGATATAACCCATGTAGGCCGGGCAACTGCGCAGGTTCTGGTCGATGGTGCTCTGCGTGGTATCCTCGGGATTGAACGAGCTGCGCTGGAACTTGGTGAACACGGAAGCCACACGGAGGAAGAGCACCCTGGTGCCAGCCGGAACGCTGACAACCCGTTTCTCCCTGCCAGGCAAGGTGAAGGTGAGAGTATCCGGTGTGTCGATAGCGAAGTCGCGACCCTCCTTGATGACCTTGGTGTCGATCATGGCATCCATGGCCTTGAAGAAGGTGGCCAGCTTGTCGGTCTTGCTGATGAGCTCGAGCTGGGTGCGTATCTTATCGACGGCGATTTTGAAGAAATCATCGTAAGTGAACGGCAGCTGCAGATCGGTATAGTCCTGCAGCAACCGGCAGGTGGCCAAAAAGAGGCTGGCCGTCTTCATGAGGCGGTCAATCTCACCCGCAGTGGC